GAAACACCTACTCCTGAGACAGCATTAGCACTGTCTAGTGGTGCGTAAGTGACAAATCGTAGGGTTCCCATGTTAGTGAAATCTGCTAGACGCTGAATAGAAAGGTAATCTTTGTGAAAAAGAAAAGGTAATATCATTTCTCCTCCTTCAGACGTCATAGGTGAGATCCACAAGCCTGGTTGCTGACTGTAATTGATCAGCGTTTTAGTACCAGCAGCACCAATGGTCGATGATTTGAAGACGGGAAGAGGTTGGTAGCACGCCCTCATTGCTCCATAATAAAATGGTGAAGCGTTAACAATAATCTTCAGTTTAAGATTACAACTAATGAACGAAAAATTATTCAACTTGTACTTAATACTGGGATCATTGAAAAACAGGGACCATGGAGAGATGGTGCGTGTCACGCCTATAGTGTCTGTCTCCGACCACGTAAAAGAATCGATACGTACGGGACGTTGCATGAAGTTAGCCAGTGTAGCACTGGTGCTAGCATCATTAATTGTGAATTGTTCCTGTTGGTACGAGTCTCCCACGGTTACACCACCAAATTCATCACTAAAAGTGGTGGTGACTTGCTCGATATGTTGAGCAGGTACAGCTTCAGAAGCAATTTCCTCAGACTGCACCAAAAATTGTCCTCGCTTTGGAGCCGGAGGACCATGGCTCATAATTTTTATTGTATTTTTCTGCGGTCATTTATGACGCCTCTCAAGGATGACCTAATCCGAGAGGACGGTAATACTCATATGGGAATCCAGATCCCTCATCCTAAATAGGAGAGCCATGAGCCGGCGGATAAACATATATGTGCACACTTTATATAATCAGAGAGTATTTACGCAAGTTGATATACAACAGATCAACATATATGTACCAACTTTGATTTAGCATTTAGCCGCCCAGGTTGGCAACTGGGCTCTTGGAACGCATACTGTAATGTGTTCCGAAGCTCGGTGAAACCGCTCCATCAGCTGTTCCCAACTAGATAGAGGGTACCAACGAAAGTGGGCCTTCACCTCTGGGTGGTCTGCAAGTTTAAGCAGATATTCCTGTTCTGAGGTAAATCGCTCTTTACCATACCAAAACCACTCATCGTTGGCGCTACGCATTACGCTAGCCATATGGGCTTGATCTGAAATAGTTCTTGATCGTGTGGCTATCATAAGCATCTTCCTGATGGAGGCTTCCTCTAATGGACAAAAGTGCGCTTGGGCTTCATCGTTCCATACCCACTTCCTCTTCAAAAAAGAGACATCATCGATGTGGATGTAAGGTACGGACTCACTCTCCTTATCAGCCATCGTATATTCGACATTAATAGTCGCCAAAATGGATGAGATGGATGTGTGGTTGAAATGCGGAACCTTGTCGCTAACATTTAGCGCATTGTCATCACCATAGGTGAGAAGAGCAACGCGACATTGGAAGAACGACAGAAGCTCGAGATTGTACTCGAAAGTATCTGGCCCACACACTTCGCGCTTTGCTAGCGCCAAGCGTTCCGACTTAAGGTAGCAAAAACGCATATAAAGCGAATTGACAATACAGTTGATGATAACTGTGAGTGGCTGCCCTGACGGGTCGGAACCATTGAACTGAACAAGATCACCGTTCATATTTACGATGGGGAAAGCTACATCCTCCGCCATGGCAAAAATTGGCAGTACTTCTTGTGGAGTCCAGCCGCAAGCTGAGCAAATTTCCGCAATAGCCTGGAAAGCTCCCAAAATCCAAGGGGAGGTCATTCCTTTGTCGTACGCTCGGAAATCCCCGGCGATACAACGATCATCACCG